GTTGAGCCATGATGTACTTGGTTAAAGTAACTTCATCATACATGGGGACTAGACCTAATGCAAGGGGAAATTTCAAGTTGGTCAGGGGTCTAGGACTCGAACCTAGAAATGGTGGGTATTCCCGGATATTTCCCACCGCCTCCCCAGAAACTCACTAGCTTCCTAATGGGCTTTTGGAGGTGCGGTTACCAATTACGCCAACCCCTGATATTTATTAAGAGAACCTAGCGAATACTTCCGCCTCCTGATTATAGGGATAAGTTCCACTCGTAACGTAGTATCCTCTGAGCTTCTTAAGTGGGAGTGTTCTAAGTTTCCCAGCACAGATAGTTTTAGACCCTTCTGGAGCTGAGTCTGCTGAATCTAGGATGACTGAGAAAGCTTTATCTTTACCATAAGCCCTGTTAGTGACTTCAAGAGTGCCATCCTTTAGCATGTCTTTGATTTTATCGGTCTTAGCGAAACGTAGTTCGGTGAAGGTTGTTTTCATTTAGATTTGTTAGATTACAGTTTTTGGGTCAAAGTTCTTAGCTGCCATTAGCATCTCCTCTGTTATTTTGTCGCTCGGAGTTTTCGCTGAAGCACCTCTATAGAAGTTATCTTGAAGTAGTTTTGATATTGTGGAATCAATTTCATTAAGTCTAGAGGCTAGAGTTGGCGTGTACTTCATGCTCAACGCTATCGTTAGGATTTCCTTCTCTCTGTTTAGACCTTTTACGGCCTCAAGTAGTGCTTCGTTCATTTTTAAGTTTAAGTGAAATAAATCATGTTTGGCACGAACGTCCTATCGTCCTTAATTAGCTTCTTTCTGTGCAATTCGCACTCTAGCCTTTCATTCGAGGCAAGAACCTCATTAAGGGTTGCATGAGTCACACATCCGCAATCAGCTTTTCTCATAAAAGAGTTCAGTTAAATGACTGTGAAACGAACTGCGTACTGCCTACTAAGATTTTACATGCAGCGTCCCACTCTAAGTTTGGAGTCTTTGAAAATCCCTCAACAGTTTCTTCTCCGTTTTGACAGCCCCAAGTGACTAGAAAGGGAATCCCTCCCGATGATTCAGAAAGCCCAGCACAAACCCTGTGCAGAGTCGCTCCTATCTCTTCGAGCTGTTGGTCGGTTAGCGTCATTCAAATTAGTTATACCTCTAGCGTATGATAAAAGAGCCTTGGAGTCAATAGAATCCACCAAAACAACCTTTCGGAAGGCTTGGTAGGCGCATGTTCGTTAGGCTAGGCACCTAATTTGCCCTTCTATTCTACCTAAACTAAGGACGTGGTTCAAGGGAATCATCAAGAGGCCAAACTATTTCTAGCGTAGCCTGTTGGTGAACCCCGTATGTGGAGTTGACGTAAGGTTTTTCTTCCTCTAATATAGAGGTGCATCAGAAAAAACAAGCAAAGTATACCAACTTCTTGTTTTCTGGGCAAGAGGCGTTTTTTTACGCCGTTCCGCACATTCACACTGTAGTACCCAGATCAACAAAAGATACCGCCGTTCGCGTTTCCTTAATTGGAGCGGAGGCGTTGGGAAGTAAGCGCATCATCATGTTTGGGTGTAGCCGTAACGGGCTTCATGTCGTAAAGACTCACCAAATAAAAGCGTTGCTCGATCTATGCCATTAGTTTTTAGATGGACGGATGGAGAGCTGAACATGATTAAAAGTATTGCACTGCTAGGGGGTAAAGACGCACCTGGGCCCCTCTGACCAACGTATTAATGCCACGAGCAACCTTCGACTAAACTACAGTTTCATCCCCCTTGCTAAACTTAAAAATAAGTTGTCTAGCCTATGGGCGGAGTGTGCCTGAGCAACTTAACTCCTCACCTTATGTTTGAGAGCTTAACTCCACTGTGTCGGTACTGTAAAACCTCTGACTTAAAGTACTCATCTTGTGTGTTCTCAGATGGAAACATCCACATCTACTGTTTATGCCAGAAGTGTTTCTCTAGGTACAACGTGAAGCAAGAAGAGGTTCCTAGCACGGTCTTGCGTAACTTACCGATCATGTTTCCTGAGGAACGGGAGGCGGAGCAAATCAAGTATGTGAAGCTCAGGAAAAGATTGCGTAAGGGGCTTGAGCCTATCGTTATTTCACAAGCAACACTTTTATGAAAACTAAGCTACGGTACAAAATCTTCGAACGTGACTCATTTACATGTCAATACTGCGGGAGTAAACCTCCTAATGTTATTCTAGAAGTTGACCATATCATTTCCAGATTTGATGGAGGGGAAGACGACGAGATGAACCTAATTACTTCTTGTTTCGCATGTAATCGGGGCAAGTCCAAGAAGAGCGCAAGCGTTGAAAAAATACGTAAGAAATCCTTTAAGAAAGAACTCGCCATAATTCAAGAAGAGAAGTCGCAATTGTTAGCCTATTATGACTTCAAAAGACAGCGCGCTAAGATAGAAGCCGAGAAGATGGAGATTTTTGACGACGAATGGAACAGACTTTCGGGTGGACATTCCGGTCTTTCGGAGCACGGACTGAAGTCGATAAAACTTTTGATCGAGCGTCACAGTTACACTCCAGACATGATCATAGATGCTATGGAGATTGCTTGGGAGAAGGACTACATCGAAGTTGATGATAAGTTCCGTTACATGTGCGGGGTTTTAAAGAATATGACTCGAAACATTTAATTCCCCCTTGTTTTCTCGTTAGTACTAATGTATGATATAGAGGCTTTAACCACAACGTATGAGGACTTACTCCAGGAAAGCTTACCCCTCAAGGGGACTGGCAAAACATAGGAGCGCTCTATGGGATGGACTAAACGCAGGGAACTGCATAATTTGCGAGGCGACGCTTATAAGAAAAACAAATCCAACGACGGGAATACAGGAACAGTGGAAGCGTTTCTTGAACAGAAAGACTTGTGGGAATGTCTATGATGCAAAAGGCGACAGCGTGGCAGGGGAGTGCTTACAGGCTTATCGCAAGGTATCCGAATATAATGGGAACTGGAAGGAGATAATGCCGAAGTGTATAGAATGTGGACGGAGAATAGGCTATCGGAGTCCAGGCGAACCTACGCCACAAAGATGTGCAAAACACTACAAGGAGTTCATGTCAGATAGTGGCGCATATGTAGAGCTGGCAAAGAAGAATTTAGGCCAGTATGCCTTTCCGAAAGGAGTCTCTTCGGGAGTTCCCTTTAAAAAGGGCCAGGAATCTTGGAGCCGTGGTAAAACTTTTGAACAATTACATGGAAAACGAAAAGCGCATAAACTTAAAGAGAAACTCGCTAACGAAAGGAGGGAAGGGTGGATTTCAGGGAAATACGATGCCGTCAAAAGGGAAAGCGTAGAATGGCACTGCAAAGTTTGTGATAGAACCTTATTCTTAAAGCCATATTATGCAAGGACTAGGCTTACCTGTAGTCTAAGCTGTTCGGGTAAAATTGGCGGTGCGACAAAACGCAAAATTCCCCATAAAGCGACAGACCTTTGACCTACACCCCCGACCAAATACGCACAGCAAAGAAGCTAGTTAGATGGTATAAAACCTTTTCTACACCTGAAGATTCTGCTAGAATAGAAGTAGCTCAACTCCTAAAAAGATACGAGCACAAGAAGATCAAGAACGCTATGAACTCAACGGCTTGTACTTCACCACTCATGCTCAAGAAGATTTTAGAACAACGTGAAACCTTTAAGGACTCTAAGACCTACCTATGAATAAAGAAACCCTGCTCGAAAACCTACACAAACTAGCCAATAAAGCCACTGAGGAAAGACGTGCGCTTAAAACTGGTGAGGATGGTTATGATTATTTATGCGGATATGAGTACGGCCTTGCTTGTGCAATAGGTGAAGTGATACGTGCTAAGCTTTAAAATTACCCCTTGTGCTATTGGGGAGGGCAATGTATGATTCAATAGTCACGGATGGCGGAATAGGTAGACGCATCGGCTGCACGTATAGGCTTAGCGGCTGAAAGTGTGGTGAAGGCAAATGGGGTTCGACTCCCCGTGGACGCTCGGAGAGCTTGCCGTGCAGGTTCAAATCCTGCTCCGTGGCTTCCAAAATAATTACAGGTCGGCAGGTTGCTCGCCTTGCAGCGGTGTCGGTCAATAAAAGCGGGGACAAAGAAAGGTTCATAGCCTCCACAAATATCCGCAAAGGCATTTGGATAACTAACACCACATGAAAAAATACAAACTAGACGAACACTTTAAATACTGAATATGGAACCACTCGAAGAAGCCCTGAAGCTCATAAATCAAAATCATACGATGATGCTGGAGAATAGGAAGCGGCAAAAGGTATTTGCGAAAGATTGGAAAAAACGAGTGAACAACGCTTTCGACAAAAGGGATATAAGGCTCTTATTTACTAACAAGCCTGCCCTATGAATCCTAAACAAATGCTAGAAGCGGTGACTGATTGACTTCGCAAACGCAGTGGTGTACATTACATGCATGGAAGAATACAGGCCTGTTACTGGTTACGAAGGACTATACTCTATCTCAAATTACGGGAAGCTGCTGAGTATGCGCATGAGAAGGCAGATGAAGACATGGAAGAACAACAAAGGGTATGAAACATGCTCCTTGTGTTCTAACGGGGAAGAGCAAAGGTTTTTAGTCCATAGGCTGGTAGCCCAGAGTTTCATCGCCAATCCGCTAAAACTGCCAGTGGTGAATCACAAAGATTTTAATCCAAGTAATAATCATGTCGAAAATCTAGAATGGTGCACCATTTCTTGGAACGCAATGCACGCCTACAAGAACGGACGATTGCCAAAACCTCCTACGCATAGGGGTGAAGAACTTTTGTTCGCAAAAATGACCGAGGCCAAAGTTTTGGAATTAAGGAGGTTGCGCGAGGCAGGGGCGGTTTATACGGAGCTTGCTAGTAAGTTCGGGATACATCTCGCTACAGCACAGAGAATAGCGACCCGTAAGACATGGAAACACATGTGATGAGATCAAACTGGACTCAAGCAGTCCTATCAGAAGACCCACTACTTTACTATTACGAGCGCTTTGCATAAATAACTACATCTGTTAAAATAGAAGAAACAAACTTTATGATTAAATCCACTGCAAGGCAGATAAAGGCTGTTCAGACCCTATCCGAAAGTATCCGAACAGGTGGAACTAAGGGAAAAGCACTATTAGACGCAGGTTACAGCAAAGAGGTATCACTGAAGCCAAAGCTAGTAACAGAGTCAGAAGGCTTTAAAGAAGCTGCTGAACCTTTTGTAAAACAGATGGAGAAAGAGCGCCAAAGACTCATTAACTCGATGATGACGAAGAACCTCGATGAGGTTGGATATGCCGATCACACAAGAGCTTTAGACACTCTAACTAAGAACGTTCAGCTCTTATCTGGTAAACCTACTGAGAGAATAGGAATGTTGTCCAGCTTGTTCGATAGGTCGGAGGAAGAGGAACAATAGCGAAATGATGTTGCATGTTAAAGTAATGTCATGTTAAACTGATGGCATGAAGATATTAAAACCCTCACGTTACGTTAAGCTTAGGTACGGCGAGAAGATTGAGCTGGTAGTAGACGGGCAGAGAAAAGAACAGATTATTCTTTGCAAGAACTTCCCAGTTATGACAATCGATATGAGCAATACTCTGGTGAGAGACTTCCATTATTTTTATAGTAAAGACATTTGGGACGTTGTGATCTTGTTTAAGAAGGTATTTAAGAAGAATTGTACGCATACGACATTAAACAGAGGCGGCTTCCTGAAAGATTTTATTGAAGGGCTAACCAAGCTTAAATGAAAAAGAAACCTCTTCAAGTATATCTACCCGACGAGCTCATTAGCGCTCTTAAAGCTGAGGCCGAAAAGCAGTCACGGTCTAGGAACTCGATGATTGAGTATATTTTGAGAAACTACCTTAGTCAGTGGGTACTTGACCCGAAAGCATTTCAGGACGCTAGAGGGATTATAGTTCAGACTGGGTTTAAAGATGAGAGTGAAAGTATGACAGCGAGTGAATATGCTGCTGCCCTTAGTAAGTATTCTCACACTATCGATGCACTCAAAGAAGCCGCAACGGCTACAGGTACTCGCACGGTCTACGTAGCGGTCTGTGAGAAGTGTAAGAAGGAAAATGAAGTCAGAAAGATGTTTGAGGAAGGAGTTGAGCATGTGATTTGTGAAGAGTGTGCAAAGAAAGCTAAGCTTCTTTTCAATAAACTAGAAAAGCTAACTTAAACATTATGAATGTTACAGAATCGCCAGACCAGAAAAGAGCCTTTGAGTTGATCGAGGGCGTATCTAATGGAGAATCTACCGCCATGCTTTCCGCATATAAATTCACCCTTGAGTCGGGTGAGATCCCAGTGGAAGGTGAGTGGGTTCAGAGTTTTGGCGAAGAAATTGCGGCCTATGCGGAAGAACTCTGGCGCGAAAAGTACAAGCCGTCAGTCATTATATTCCCAGTTAAGTTACCTGAATTGGAATAAACTTGAAAAGCTATGAATACAGTCTTCGACTTTAAAACAGCAGTAGACCTCAATGGGTTTGAACTCTCATGGCTATCCAGTCAACTTGGGATTAGTCGTCAAACTTTGAGTGGATACTACAATGGGAAGATCAAGAATAAGAGGCCAGAGGTAGTAGAAAAGATCCTTAAATGGTTTGAATACCACAGATTCCCAATAAATGAACCAAAATGAAACTATCTAAACCCGAAAAACTATGAGAATGTACGTCAAAATCATAACAGGGTCGTTCTGCGAAAGGGCCGCTCTAGCAAGGAGAATGGTGGATTTTTTCAAAGACATTGTCGCGGGGGTGAGGTACGGGTACCCCTTATGTTGCGTTATAGATTACAGTTTGATCGCTCTAGCTGGGCTGCCGCCTGCTGCAGTGAAAGCTCACTTTGAGCTAAAAGGCAAGAAATGTTTTGACGGGCATGTTTTATGTGAGAGGTGTTACTTAAAGAATCAAATTGATGAACCAAGCTGACATAGACCACCGTATGAAACAAATAGATCAAAAGAGATTTATGGATCTTACTTTTTGTGCGACCTTCTTGTGCTGCGGTACTTGCGATTATTGTGTAGTAAAACTTGCTCGTGATGGGGATTTAAACGAAAGACCTTTAATATTCTGAATGAATCAACAAGACATAGACCTTTACCGAAAGTTCCAGAAGTCACCTATCTTGTTTATCGAGAAAACATGGGGGCTCGTTCCTCAACCTCTCTTGTCTGAATTCGACGGGATGCAAGTGAATCCATCCGAGCTAAAGCATTTCATGTTCGCACCTTTCATTAAGGGCAAGCATCTTACGTGGCAACAGTGGGTACTCTTGCTTTGTATCGAACAATCCATCAGTGGAAAATCAAAGAAGAGAATAGCCATCGAATCAGGACAAGGGACAGGAAAGACAGCGGTGCTTGCGATGGTGATTATCTGGTTTCTGTTCTGTCACAAAGACGCTCGTGTGCCCTGTACAGCTCCAACCGTGGAACAAATGTACGACGCATTATGGCGAGAAGTTTACCTGTGGCTTGATCGTGCCCCAAAAGGAATCAAAGAACTCTTTGAATGGACTTCTGATCTATTGAAAGTCAGAGAACGACCCGAAACATGGTTTGCTCGTGCTCGTACCGCAAGGAAAGAGAAGCCAGAAGCGTTAGCTGGTATTCATGGAGATCATATTCTAGTCGTAGTTGACGAGGCATCTGGAGTTGATGACGAGATCTTTAGAATCGCTGAAGGTATGCTCACAGGTGGGAATGTAATCTTCATCATGTTCTCTCAGCACCAAAGACTATTTGGCTACTTTCACTCAGCTTTCACATCTGACAAAGAGGCTTATCAAACCCTTTCCTTCAACTCCCTTGAATCTCCTGTTGTGGACAAGAAATTCACGGAACGCATAGCGGAGAAATACGGAACGGATAGCGACGTGTGGCGGATTCAAGTTCTAGGCCAAGCGCCTAAAGCGGATGCAGTAGACGAAAAGGGTTACGTCCCCCTTCTGAATGACGAGGACATTAGGGTAGGCCCAGACGTTCCATTGGTCGGACAGAAGCGATTAGGGATTGATCCTAGTGGTGAGGGGTCAGACACAACGGAATGGACTGAGAGGGATTCTTACAAGGCAAAGAACTGTTTGACTGAGAAAATATCTAACTCACTTTCAATTGCAGCGAAGACGCAAGCACTCATGGACCTTGATAAAATAGACGATAACAAGACTTATGTAGATAACTTCGGCGAGGGGGCAAATGTGGCCGTAGAACTTGCCAAGGCAAGGAAGTTTGTGAAAGCTATCAATGTCGGGCTCCCTGCTGAAGACTCTGAGAGGTTCTTAAACAAACGCGCTGAAGCGTTCTGGAGACTTAGAGAGTGGTGCAGGAAAGGAGGAGAGTTAATCGGGGAACACGCAGGGGAACTCAAGGCGGAGTTACTAGTGATTAAGTATCGTTACGGCTCTGGTGGTAGGATCCAGATCATGAGCAAGGAAGACATGCGCAAAGCAGGGATTAAAAGCCCGAACAAAGCAGATAGTTTAATGCTGACCTTTGTCGATCCTGAGTCGAATTACAATTACAAAGCAGAGGAATCCAACGAACCATTCGACAGTCATGCGATTATATCGTTTTGACAATTTAGTCATAATCTGATATAGGAGAGATACAACTCGCTCGCCAAGCGTCAAAAGGCACGAACCTAACCTTGTGGCTTTTTTCATATGGATTATAAATATCCCTCAGTAGAACCTCCCAAGTACTCGAAGGAAGAAATAGAATATCGTGGATACCTTATTCAACGATTGGAACGGTCAAGAAATGCTCGTGAGAAAACACATCCAGAGTTCGACGACATGAGTTATACGGACTATTTCCAGACCAATGCAAAGGCTGGGAACTCGTATATCCCACCACGAAGGAACCCAGAAGACGTCAGGATTGTTACTGGCGTAACCTCGGAGAAAGTAGAGACGTTTGTCTCTGCTCTTCTGAATTACAATCTTTTGCCTAACATCCGTGCTTACGATGAAGACGAGAAAGAAATCAGAGAGCTTGGAGAGAACCTAGAGGCATTGGTGTTGAAGAGTTATAAGCTAGAGAAATATGACGAGAAAAGACCTTTAATTTATCGTGAAGCTGCCATACAGGGTGATGTGTTTACTGAAGAAGTATTGCTCGAGTATCGGGACGTAGAAAAAGAACTTGATGGGAAGTCTTGGGATGAGGCTGTGAAAATGGTTAAGAACTGGAAAGAACGTAAGAAGCCACGTATTCGCAGAGAACTAGTAACCAATATGATTTCGGGGCTAGGATTCTACTTTGGCAATATCCTGGATTTTCAAATAGAAACCCAGCCTTATATCTTCACACGAGAGGTTAAGACTTATGAAGAATGCAGGCAGCTTTATGGAAACTGGGCACGCTTTGAGAACGTACCAGCTAGAATGAATAAGCTTACTGAATATGTTGGCGAAGGAGAGTTGAAGTTCAACGATTGGAGCCTTGAAGAAACAGAAGATGGATTTGTGGAAGTCATTAAATACCAAGACAGGCCCCTTAACGAGTACATGATTATTCTGAATGGAGTGATGATGCTCCCGCTTGGCTTCCCTCTCTCTGCCTTGGTTGGGAAGTGTGACTACACGATTGCTAAGTTCCCCCTGTTCCCGATCTCTAGACACTTCGCTTACTCGAAAGGGATCTGTGCGAAGACCAAAGTAGACCAAGCAATGCTTGATGAGTTCTACAAGATGTACACGGTTAAGACGCAAAAAAGTGTTAAGCCTCCAATGGCAAACAATACTGGGCGGCATTTATCTAGTAAGATTTTCATGCCCTCTGCAATTGTGGACGATGTGGACCCAACTAGGCTACAGCCAATTGGCGAGAATGGAGGTGTTACTCAGTCCGAGTTCGCATTTATTCAGTACATCAAGTCTACGATTGACGCTAAATCAATCAGCTCAGTATTTGAAGGTAGTACCCCAGAAGGCCAACAGACGGCTACAGAGATCAATCTACTTCAAAAACAAAGCCTTCAAAAGATGGGGCTTGCAGTTTATGGAGCTATCAACTTTGAAAAACAAAGGGCCAAGTTACGTCTAAGGAATATCATCACAAACTGGACTAAGGTGGAAGATGAAGAGGTAGACGAAGTTAAGGGGGAACTCAAGAATGTATACAAGAGGTTTGAAATTGAAGACGATGTTGAAGGCTCACAAGGAACTCGCATGATTGAGATGACCACTGAGCCCAAGGATTCCGCTCAGCTACTTGGAATGGAAAAATTGATGGCAAGAACTGGGCGCAAGATAAAGATAATTCATATTAATCCTGAAGAACTTCGGAAGGCTGAACTCATGTTTGATATTGAAATCGTGCCTACTCCTACCGATACAGACGCACTAGAGAAGGCTCAGTACCGTGAAGACGTTACTTGGCTGCTCACGACATTTGGACCTCAAGCATTTAATATGGAATATTTGAAAGACCAGGCGCTTATTAAATCTAAACTAGACCCTGATAAGGCAAAACTTGAACAAGCCATGCCGATGCAGCAAGGAATGCCTGGACAAGCTCCGCAAGGTGATGTAACATCTCAGTTGAATCAAGCGGTGCAAGGAAGGCAACCTTCACCATCACAACCATCTCTAAATACTCTAGCTCGTGCTTAAAGCCTTGTTGGGAAGATGGCTGGGCGAACAAAACACGGATATCACTCAACTGATAAAAAAAGACTTACTGCTTGTGCAGGAAGTTGTTGATTTAGATAAACTAAGTGGCGAAGAGAAGGCGGCGTACTTACTTAAGGCGCACGAATTATGGGTCAATCCTGTTTTCCACGATCTTGTCAGTCAAATAGCGAAATTGCAGCAAGAGGAGACGATGCAGCATGCGCAGACTGAGAAGCAACTCTGGGCCGGGAAATGTAATCTAGTGACGACTAGCCTCTTTAGAGATGAAGCGCAAAGGCTCGATGGGCTCTATGAGAGCTCTAAAGGTAGTGAGAGCGTAGATCAATCAGTCTTAATACCCTAACCCCCTATTTTATGGACCTCAAAGCCATGATAGAAACCCGCATGAAGAATACTCAAGCGGAGCACGGAAAAGTATCTCAAATGATTCACCAAGCGGAGGCGCAACTCACAGCGCTCACGACTAAACGTGTAGAGCTTGCAAGCGTTTACAACGCTGACAAAGAACTCTTGGATCAATTCACCAAGAGCACGCCAATCCCAGAAGAGACGGTAAAGCCAGAAGTGAAAGTTAAAAAGACTAAATAATTTAACCCATCCACATCATGCCAGATGAAAATGACGAACAGGTCCAAGTAACCAAAGCAGAGCTAGAAGCACTGCAGCAAGCCAAGGCTAAGCTTGAAGAAGTAGAGCCAGAGTTTGAAAAGCTCAAGTCTAAAGACATGAACTTTGAAAAGCTCCGTGAGGCTAAAGAGAAAGAAGGTAGCAAGGCAAAGGAAAAGGAAACGGAGATCGAAAAAATTAAACGTGAGACGGAAGAGTGGAAGCAGGCTCAAATTGACGAGCTGCAAAAGGCCCGCGAAGAACAGTTCGCAGAAACCAAGGACATCTTCCTAAAGAACTTAGTTGGTGAAGACACTAAGGCTCGCGAGCGATTGCTTTATGAAATGGACCAACTTAAAGGGGAGGTTCGTACTGAAGCGCAACTTCGGGAGAAGATGGAGAAGGCTTACTTATTAATCAACAGTACAAGGCCAGAGCCGAGTGCCTTTTCCAAAGTAGCCCTTACTTCCCCGGTAGGCGCAACTGAAAAAAAGAACTTTACCGACACCACAGAGGGGCTTGAAGTCCTGAATAAAGTAACTCGTGGGAAAGTAGACTGGTCAAAACTGCCTAAGAGGACAGGTGGCTCTTATTTCAATTAACAATCTAAACAATGTCACAAGAACGATTTAAAGAACTCTCCGATAAAGTACAAAGCTTCGGGAAGGGAGGGTACATGAAGCTGTCTAAGGAAGAACAAACGGAGTACAGCACTCTAAAAGAACAATTCAAAACATTAGGCACGGCCTCGGAGTTTGAAGAGGGCGATGAAGTAGTGCCTACGCCCAAGCAAGAGGTCCCACGGGAAACAATCACTATGAGCAGGCAAGAACTTGAAGACCTCATTGCCTCTAAAGTAGCCAATCTTCAGGAAGCCAATACTGCATTGATGGTAAAGACTAATGAAATGCGTGCAGAAATGGGACTTGGAGAATGGAAGAGCTTTGAAGAGACTCAAGATCGTAAGCACACAGCTTGGCTCAAGGTTTACCGTGAGAACCCAATGGATGAAGGCGGCGTGATAGTAGGGTCCAGAGAGAATAAGATCACTCGTGACGCAAAAGGATATATCCTAAACACTCTCTACCAAATTGATGTATTGTTTAAGGATGGAGTTAAGCAATTTGTGATCCCTCAAGTTGAATTTGGAAGCATCACAGACCGTGAAATGGTGGATATTATAGAGATGAAGAAGGAAAAGAAGGTAAAAGTACATGGCAAGGTCCGTAAATCAGTGAAAGACAAGGAAGGGTACTCCTATTCTCCGCTCACTTCTTCGGATGGATCTATAAATCAGGATAAAAAGGGTGACGAGTGGGTTGAACTCCGTGAGGTCCGTGACGAAATCACTGTCACCATCAAACGCGCGGATGGACAAACTCACAGGATGAACGGAAAATATTTAAATAGTTAACCTAATCTCAGATGGCAAAAGACCTATCAGAAAATGACAAGAAGTTCGTGGAAAGATCACGCAAACACTTTGAAGAAAAGGCAGTGAACTTTGTGAACAGTCACATCATAGGAGATTTACTCGCTCGTGATCTTCCAGTATTTGATTCTTATTACATCATGGGGCGAGTAAGGGCTATGTTGTCGGAGAAATACGCTCAGATTGACTTTAATAGTGAAGTGATTATTAAGGCTCGTATGGAACTGCTTAAACAGACTATTGCTGAGGCTAAGATAAAGAAAGTAAACCGCCCAAAGGAAAAGGACGAGTTCGCTCAGCAACGAGCAGATCGTTGTGAGCCAGTTTGTAGGAGTATTGTAGAGAAACTACTCAACGAAGACCTTTTGCTCTCAAATCCTGAGTATTTACCTACTGCTATTTCCGAAGATGACCGATTGCTTCTTTATGTGCTCGTGAATGGATTTGTAGATCATATTGACAACAGTCTAGAGCTTGGCGCTCACGATAATCGCCGCAGAGCCGAGAAAGCTAAATGGGACGGCAAGGAGCCCGAAGAAATAACATGGAAAGATCTCGATAAGGCGCTAACAAAGCCTAAAGAATGAAACGCGTCCTAGTAGCAATGCCTACATATTCAGGTCATATTCCTATTGAATTAATGTTCAATTTAATGTCTTTGAAAGTGCCAGAAGGTTACTCGGTCAACTTCTCTTATGTTAAACGGACTCCAATCGATACAGCTCGCAATTCGTTCGCTCAGGGCGCATTAAACGGTGGCTATGATTACATCCTGTTCGTGGACGATGATACGATCCCACCTACGGATGCTCTTGAAATTATGCTTGCGATGGACAAGCCTGTTATTATCCCACCAATCCCAGCCAGGAAAGATAATGGGGAAGGGAGGTTATGTATTTTCGAGGAAGACTGGTCTGATGAACTCTCTGAGGTAAAAGAAGAGCGGAAGATTGGCGGTGGTGGTATGGCTTGCACCTTAATCAAACGCGAAGTCTTAGAAGCCGTGGCTAACAAATACGGCAAGCCTTTTGCCTATGGAGAGTGGGATGGTAAACGATATTCTGAAGACACTAGTTTCTGCCGTCGAGTCAATGAACTAGGTTTTGAGATATGGACTACGTCAAAAGTAACGCCTTCGCACATAGGGCAGCAAATGGTTTATGTTTATGAACCAACTGGGATTGAGACTTACGTACTTCCATGTTGATTTAATCTTAGCGAAGTGGTATAGGTATATCGAAGTTTAAAGGACTTCATTCGCCCGCCAAAGCGTCAAATGGCATGTAAAAATGTTACTTGGCGCTTTTCCATGCGCCGAAATAACTGTGGCGTTATTTTTCGTATTCGCCAAACGAAGCTATGGAAAGCCAATTTATTTATTTAAACACACGAATATGGCATTCGCACCCGCAAGCCGAGACTGGACTGTCCAAAAGACTCCAGCTAAAGGCTCGACTACTTACACTGCTGGGGCATTCATCGCTAACGACGCGACAAACGACGTGATGGTGACTGCAGGTACTCAGCAATACATTCGCGGTATTCTCTTGGAATCCAAGACGAACGCTGCCGCTACCACCACTTCTTTATCCTTCCAAGCGCCTCTGTCCGCAGAGTCTACGTTCTACGGAGACATGAAGAGTGGGGAAACACTCGCTGCTACTGATATTGGTAAACCTTTCGACTTCGCAGCCGATGGCCTCACTATCAGCACCACGACAACTTACAAACCTGTGACTTTGGTTAAATTTATCTCCACCACAAAGGGAGTTTTCAAATTGAACCTTACTACTGGTATCGAAAATTAATTTATCACTTAAACTCAAAATTATATGGCTGGTACTACATTAATCAGTAGCCTGACCTTCACACAGTTTGCAGATACGACAGCTCGTATCTTCTACGGTGGAAAAGACCTCCCACAAGTTCGGGATCTTTCTGAGGCTATGTCCCTCACGATGGTAGACTACATTCCAAAGCAAACAGGTGAACAAAAAGTTTACGACGAAATCGACGGAGAAACTTACGCACGCTACAAAGCTCAAGGAGCTGACGCGTCTAAGACTCAAGTTATCGCTGGATACTCCAAGACGATGACTGTACGCCGTTTCGCTGCTGAAATCGACATCACTCAAGAAGCTCGCGACTACGGTAAAGAAGCTGAGGTTGTACGCAAACTCACTTCTCTTGCTACGTTCTGTCCTCAACGTATGGCCCTCGACCTTACGCACCGCTTTACTTTCGCCGCTGCCACTTCCTACACGGACATGGACGGAGAAAGTGTTGACGTGTCTATGGGAGATGCGCTTGCGCTCTTGTCTGCTTCCCACACGTTGACTGGTACTTCTAGTACTTACTCAACTATCGTCACCGGGAACCCTCAATTCTCCCAAGGGGGATTTGAAGTCGCTCGTCTTCAAGCTAACACTCAAATATTGAACAACTTTGGAGAACGTCGTGTTCTCATGTTCAATACCGTAGTTACTGGAGATGACCCTTCTACCCTTCGTGAAGTTAAACAACTTCTGAACTCCACCGCTGACGTAGATGCTGCTCAAAGCGGTATCTCCAACGTCTACGCTGGACAATTCCGTCACGTTGTTCTTCCTCGCATGGCTTCGACTGCTACTGGTGCTTACGATTCTACGAAAGCTAAATACTGGTTCTACGTTGCTGATGGAGAATTCGAATTCCACCTTGGAATTTGGGAACAACCACACTTGAAGATGCCTGCACCTTCAAACAATGGTGAAGATCCACATAACGACAACTGGACCTTTGGTGCCCGTGTTGGATATGGAATCTGTATCCCTTCTCCAAAAGGAGCGCTCGGGTCAACAGGTTTGGGAGCATAACTTTTAATTCAAATTGTCTATTCTAGTAACCCGTAAGGGTGAGGAGGTAGGAGGGGAATAGCCAACTAACTAACATAATATGGGATATAACCAAAATTCTGGCTACGGCATGGCGCTTCTGAACGCTGTACATAGCGCAGTTCCAACCTTCGGGAATGTGTTTGTGGTCATGGACCCAGACGACACCGATGAGGAGAATTACCAACGTCTTCAAGATGTAATGCGTGTAGACCCTCGTGGGAAGGTCCGCTTCTTCACAAGTCTTTCTAGCGCTTATGACGCAACTGAAAGCAATAACAACGACGTGATCGTTCTTGACGGTAACTCTACCCATGAACTCTCATCCATGCTCACTGTTTCCAAGAATCGTGTGCATTTTGTAGGTCTTGACTGGCTCCTTGGAATCCGTCGCCGTTATGGGCAGTCTTCCAAGGTAAACCTTGGAGTGACCACGGCTGCTACCGACATCGCAACGCTTAAGGTTACTGGGGTACGCTGTTCTTTCCGAGGGATTAAATTCACAAACGCAAACACTGTTACTGAAGGCATTTACTGTGTGGCAGATGGTGGTGAATATACTTATTTCGAGAATTGCGAAATGTATAAATCCACTGATCTTGATCAAACTGGAGCTGCTGAACTTGTAGCTAACGGAGACAGTTCTCACTATAAGGACTGTTACATCGGATCTACTGTAGACGCAATCTCTGGGGCGATTATCCGTCCTTGTGTGCTTATGACTGCCTCTATTGTCGGTACAGCACGTGACAATACCTTTGAAGGTTGTATCTTCGCACGTAAGTGTGGGAATACAGCTAATCGGTTTGTATATGGTGCTGGCGATATTGCAGAACGCATGATGTTGTTCAAAGGATGTACCTTCTGGGCTGCAGCTCTTTCAACAGCTGTTCCTGCACAGAATGTGGCGTTCTCTGTTTCACAGACTGTAGGCTCTATATTGCTAGACAACTGTGTATCTATCAACGCTGGTACGGCTATGTCCACAACTACCGGAGTGTTTGTGAACGGTCCAGTCCCTGCTGCCGATACGGTAGGTATCGCATTACAAGCTTCTTAATCTTCTTAATGTATGGCACGAACTTTAAAAAATGCTGACGTGGTTACGGAAGAGGTTGTAGAGGAGCAGGTGGCTGAAGTCGTAGAGGAGCAGGTGGCTGAAGTCGTAGAGGAGGCGAAAGTCTTCCCCTACGTTCTAAAACACCCTGATTACCTCATGAAGCTCACTGTAGTCGCTGAAAGTATAGACGCAGGCGGGCGAACTGTCCTGCATACGGCTGATGGATGCACTTATAGCGCTCCAAAAGCTTAGTCCTCATTTAGGGGAGGGGGCCAAGGCAACTTGGCTCCCCAATAATGGGGATTAAATAATCTTTAATCACAAAATATATGTCAGGACCAATGTTAAGACACCAAGCGGACGTTTCCGCTCCAGTGCCTATGCCAGTAGATCGAGTAGATGACAGCTCAGTTTCTAATACTTCAAGTGCTGAAACGGTAGTTTGGTACTATGTAACTTCAAGTGCTTGGGCTGCCGCAGTAGGTCAGGCCGCAGGCACTATCTGTACTGCTAAACTCACTTATTCAGGAGTTCTCAATAGTATGGGAACCGCAGTTGGAAGTTATAACGATACCTCGCTTTCTTTCGCTGCCGCTACTCGTGCAGCGCAAAAGGTGAGCATTCCTGAAGACGTGTTCTCAAGAATGGTATTCATGTCTCCAACAGATCAGAAGGCAACAGTTACGCTGTACCTTACTACGGCAGGAGATTACGCAATCGACCATCGAAGAGGACAAATTTGGCTCAATTCTAAGGCTACCGTTGCGAATGACTCAGCTACTTATCAATATGCCACGCCGTTATCAGGCGGTTCGACTGGAGACAAGGTGGATGTAATCAAATTTGGTGGCGTTGCCGTTCTTCTTGATGACGCTGCTTTTGGCATAGGGACTTCGCCAGTTCTTCCCGCAGGGTTTCTGGCCGATGAGACTGGAACGGATTCAGTTAGCGAAGGCGACGTGGGTGCGGCTAGGATTACGCTTGATCGTAAACAGATTAATTCCTCTGAATATTTAGATGACGCAGCTTTCACGCCAGCTGGATCATCAAGTTATGTAACGGTTCTTGGGGCGATAGCTGATGAAACGGGAGCAGATTCTGTAGACGAAGGAGATGCAGGAGCTCTTCGTATGACTTTGACTCGGTTCCTTAAAGTATCTCTTGGGGACTTAATTTCTGGAGAAGATCAAACGAACAATCTCATCCAAACCGCTGAAAAGCCTCTCGCGGTTTCTACTTATGCTCCAGACCAGGATACCTCAGCTGCTGCTGAAGCTTCTTCAGTAACTAAAGCAAGTGCAGGTGTTCTTTATAGCTTTAGTGCTACAAATTCCAGTGGATCAAATAGGTACTTACAATTCTTCAATTCTACGACTGTGCCCGCTGACGCGACCGTGCCGGTCCTTTCGTTCCTCGTAGCGTCTGGTGGATCAATACACGAGTCCTTCCCAATGGGAAGGTATTTCTCGACAGGTATTGCTTGGTGCTGGTCCTCTACCGCTGCGACTAAAACTGTCGGATCTACGGATGGAATCGCCGATGTCCGATACAAATAATCCTTAACTACTTATTAAATGGGTGCACATTTTCCAGGCTCAGGGTCCATGAGATTGCCAAATTATTTCACAGTTCTAGCGGATATGACCTCTGCAACGTGGAATACTCAAGCAAAACATGAAATTGCCACTGTTACAGGTGCCGTTCACATGATAGTTATCCCAGAAATAACAGGGACCCTCACGGATACAGCTGACGGGGCCAGCATGCAACTTGGAGACGAGTTGGTCACGACTTCTCTTATCGCTTCAACACAGTGTGCTGGTGGTGGTGGGAAAACATTCTCTACTGGTGAAGTTTGGGTAGACAGCAGCGCCTCTGTAGTTCTGACCAAGCGGTCACT